GCCAGGAGGTGGCGCAAGAACTGTGTCCAGTTGATACGGGGTATCTCAAGTCACGTATTCAGATACAGTGGATGGAGCAAGGTGGCAATGTGCAGCGTGTGGCGTTGTATAACGATGCAACGTATGCTATCTACGTTGAATTGGGAACCTATAAGATGTCAGCACAGGCGTTTATGACGCCAGGTATCAAGTATGGAGCAACCCGTTTGGTCGATCTTTTATCATTCATTGGCGCAGGGTCAGCAGCATAGGTGGGACAAGGGCTATGGTGTGTCGTACAACGCAATGGAAGAAATGCAGGTGGGGGTGAAGGCCAGGATAGAGTCAGATCAGGAGATCATGACCTATCTAACTGGCACGTACGATTATGCGCCGTCTGACGCCTGTCTGCCTTATCTCACGTATGGCACGAAGATACAGACCCAGTGGAACCAGTTTCATATGAACGCCTTTAGCTGTACGCTGTCGTTGGATATCTGGTCGGCGGTCAATAGTGGTGATGTGCAGTTCAATGTGCTGGATTGTATTTATCGCCTGTTTAACAATGTCGAATTAAAAAATATGCCCAGCTTTACGAATGTCGATATGGACGTAGAGTGGGCAACGACCATGATAGATGATGCTGCGCAGATCAGGCACGTGATAGCTAGGTTGCGTGGATTGTTTGAACCGTTTGTCTTGCAGGTGGGATAGAACTTGCGAGTAAGCTATGGCGGCCATATCAGGCCAGGGCGGTTCGGTCAAGATGGGGACGCAGGTGGTTGCTAATTTAGGCACGTGGGAACTCACGATCACTGGCGACCATGTGGACACGACACCGTTTCAGTCGGCTGGCGCGTGGAAGCAATTTACGCCTACGGTCAAGACGTGGACGGGCAAAGCGACGGGTCGGCATGATAGCACGGATACGCTGGGGCAGGTGGCTTTAATCAACGCCCTGGGTACAGTCGTGACGATGACGTTTATGGTGGATGGGACGCATCAATGGACGGGTACAGCTATCCTGAATGGCCTGCATCCGAAAGCCGATGCCAATAATGTCGTAACAAACGAATTTGACTTTCAGGGCGCGGCAGCACTCACGTATTCGTAAATTTTTTTCAGGTGGGGCGTCTGTGAAGAAAATTTTTGGCTACAATAAGCGGCTGGAAAGCAGATGTATGGGTGGCAGCAGCACCGTCTCTCGCGTTGTCTGTGCCTGAACCGTGTACGGCTTTGCCTGGCCCGCCGACGCTGACCAGTTATCAGGCATCCATACATCGGTTCTTTGATAAGATGACCGCGTTTGTCGTGCAATGTAGCGGCGATGGTGTCACGTGGAATGTGGTGACTGACTACCAGATGTTTTGGTCAAGTGGCATTATCCAGTTCAATACCGCGAGAGTTGTTGGGCTGAACGATCAGGTGAGGATTAATAGCGGAAATTATTTTAATACCTCACGCCTGGGTGATTGTGATACCTGGGAACTGACGATCTCAAGCGGCACGGTGGATACGACCAGCTTTCAGAACCAGTGGAAAGTATTCACGCCTGTCGATAAGACAGCGACAGGAAAATTAACTGGGTTTATGGTCGATAATTTTTTTGAGTTGCAATTAGCAAGTATCATGGCCTTTGACCTGTACACTGACTATACGGCTAATCAAGGACGCTGGTCATGCTTTGGGGTTATCACTGGGGTTGCTCCAAAGTCGAGTTCTACCAGTGTCGTGACGCAGGATATAGATTTCACAGCCTCAGATGAGGTGCATTATTATGCGAGTTTCTAGCGGGTGGGACACCGAAATAGGCATCGCATTAAGATGACGCAAATTGAGTTCGACCAGGACAATCAACAAGATATGGTGCTTGAAGAATTAGGCACCGAAGAGGCAGTAGTTGAAGATGCCCAGCCTGTGCAGTGGGAAGAGTACGCTGAAGCTGAGGACATGCGGCAGGCTATCTTTACGGTACAGGATATTCCTGAGCAGTTTATAGATGTACCTGAATGGAAGATGCGTATTTTAGTCCGTGGCATGACGGCCAAGCAGCGTAGTATGGTGCTGCAAAATTCTATTGGTAAGGGCGGGGTTCCTGACCTGGTGAAGCTCTATCCTGATTTCGTGATTATGTCCTGTTATCATCCGAAGACTCGCAAACTTATTTTTAAGCCAGCCGATAGGGATATGCTGAATGAAAAAGCAGGCGGGGTCATCGAACGCATTGCGATGACGGCTGCCAGGCTGTCTGGTATAGATCAAAAAGCGCAGGCAGACATTAAAAAAAATTTACAGATGAGCGATCTGAACGGCTCTGGTACTTTATAATCGCATCCGAGCTAAAGATGACGGTACGTGAAATGCTGTCCAAGATGAGTAGCTATGAGCTTACAGAATGGATGGCATTTTTAGCATATCGCGCAGAAAAAGAAGAAGAGGTTATTCAGAAAGCCAGGGAAGGTCATCGCTAAGTGGTGCATAAAATGGGTATTTATTCCTATATGTTTATAGTAGGGGTATATCTTGGCTGACACATTATACGAAGCAATGGTGATGCTGGGGGCTGATGTCACTGACTTAACGAATGGGATAAGCCAGGCGATTGATGCTGTCAATAATCTGACAAACCAGCTTCAGACCTCTGCTGATGCGATGAATACGGCTGCTGGTGGAGATGACGAACTCAATAATTCTATGAGTGAGAGTGTGGCGGTTGGTGCGATCATGGCCGAGACGATTTTGACTATTGGTGAGCATCTGCTAGACCTGGGTAAAGACGCTATTGACGCTGCCAGCAATATGCAGCAGATGACCGATAATATGGATGTCTTTACAGGCAATGCACAGACCACGCAGGAAAATATTAGTAACCTTAAAGAAACGTTTGGCTCCACAGGCTGGGATATCGGTGGGTTGGCAAATACCGAAGATAAAATGTTGGCGATGGGCTATAGCTCAGAACAAGCTCGCAAGACGATTGATGCTGTAGGTGCGGCTGTCTTTACGCTGGGTGGCTCGTCCAGTAATGTTGGTGCTATCGTTAACCAGTTAGACCGTATGAAGGAGTCGGGGCAAGTTTCAGTGGGCAATATGAATATGCTGGTGCGTCAGGGTATTCCAGCCTGGGACATTTTAGCGAATAAGCTGGGCGTAACCGTGCCACAAGCAATGGACATGGTGAAGCATCATACCGTTGATGCCAGTAAGGTTGTTGATGATCTGGTTGCTGGGATGAACGATAAATTTGGCCCCAGACTGGCGAAGAACGCTGAAACATTTTCAGGGGCTATGAATGAGGCCAAAGAAAAATTTGAAAATTTATTGAAGTCTGCTGCCTCGCCATTGCTACCCGCCCTGGCCGATCTGTTCAAGCAATTAGTGACTGTGATGGAAAGCCCTGGGGTACAGGCATTTGTCAAGGCCATTGGTGAGGATTTAGTAGTGGCCTTAAAAGTGTTGACGCCTGTGCTGGGCGTGGTGTTCGGCATCCTGGGATTTTTGCTGGGTCTGTTTGCGCAGCTACCTGGGCCAGTGCAGCAAGTCATCGCGGGCATCATTATGCTCACAGCAGTATGGGCGGCGTGGCAGGCACTCATGAAAATAGAGATGTTTGCCAAACTTGCTGAAGGAATAATGGGCTTAATTGAGCCTATCACTGGTTGGATAGCGGAGACGTGGGCGCAAGTGACTGCTAATCTCGCGTTGGATGCATCTATGCTACCTGTGATTGCCGTGATTTTAATTGTGATTGCTGTGGTTGGACTGGTGATTTTAATCGTCACGCACTGGGGTCAGATATCGGCCTGGCTGATCGACCAGTGGAAGAAGGTGCAAGCCTGGTGGGGTGATTTTGTGAAGTGGCTAACCGATACCTGGAATAGCTTTGTGTCATGGTTTAATTCTAAAGTCAATGATCTGGCAAATTTTTTCATTGAAAAATGGAATGATATAAAAAATTTCGCTACCAATGTCTGGAATTTTCTGCGCGATCATGCCAAAGAAATTTTTCTGGCAATCGCCACTGTCATATTTGGCCCGACCGTCTTAATCGTGGCGTTTATTATCTCGCACTGGACGCAGATCAAGGATTTTCTAACCACGATCTGGAACGACATCCAACGTGTATTTGCTATCGCAGCTAATCTGATACGCGATATTGTGAATAACTGGCTGCTGTTAGTGCATGGGCTAATCACAGGCAATATGTACGCAATCGAAGCATTTTTCCGCTCTGTGTGGGACTCAATCATGGGCGCATTGCGAGCATTTGCTAATATGTTTCCTGAGCCAATTCGTACCGCTCTGAATAATATTATCTCGTTTATACGTGGGATAGGTAACTCAATAATTGATGCTATGACCGCTCCGTTTCAGGCAGCAAGCAATATTATTCATAGCATTATTGGCGGGATACAGGGTGCTATAGGTGGGTTGCAGGGTGCTGTCTCTGGTATTCAGGGCGCAATGTCTAATGTTGGCAATGCTGCTCACGCCTTGCATGTACCTGGGTTCGCAGGTGGGGTTATTAATTATGGTGGTGGATTAGCAATGGTGGGTGAAAGTGGCCCAGAACTCTTGTTCTTGCCCAGTGGGAGTTCGGTTTTAAGTTCGTCGAGTACCGCAGCCCTGACATCTGGCCGTGGGTCAGCATTTAATCCGACTGGTATGGGCGGGCAAACCATTGTCCTACAAGTTGATGGCCGTGATATTGCCAAAGCACTCGGCAGTCATATGGCCTCTGAAATCAGACTTCAGCTAGGTGTGAGATAATGCCAATTAAAACAGCACCAGAGGTTCAGTTAGCTCCAACGCCATACACAACCTCGTATTATGCGCAAGACGATTTTTTTCGCACGCCTGATATCTCGAATGGGTGGGGGACAGCCCCGATTGGCGGGTCATGGTATGTGGGATTTGGCGTCAATACACCGTCAGTGGTGGGGAATTATGCGAAGCAGTCATGTGGTTCAGGTGGTGGCAATCCAACGGTGATGTTATTAAATGGGTTCACGGTGAGAGATATCGAACTCTTTACAGTGCTGCGTGCAGATGTCTCAAACGAAGGTGGTATGGGGTTGACGGCGCGTCTCCAAGACGTAAATAATTATTTTCAGTGTTATTTTTCGCCGTCGTGGACGAACTACATGCTGCTGTACGGGTCATTCACGAATTCGAATAATGATTGGTATATTCAAGTACCGATTGGCTTTACACTGCCTACGAACCAGTGGGTATCGTTGCGTTGGCGTATGATTGGCACAAAGCATTATGTGAAAGCCTGGATTGGGTATGGGAGTGGTGAGCCTGTTGCATGGTCTGGTGTCTATGACCTGGCAACACTTGGGTATCAGGACATTAATGCTGCTGGACGGATGGGGCTGCTGGGCAATCCGCCGATTAATGGGAGCGTTACGTATGACCGTTTCTATGGAACGCAGCCCGTTACAACGCTTAATGCTGCTGGGCGTATGCGGGTGCGGCCAGGCACGAAGATACACCGTAATTCGACGGGACGCCTGTATGTGCAGAACGTAGCAGCGCATCAGCGCACGCGCAATGGTATGGGACGGATGCCGTTTGGGGATTTTCCTAGACCAGCGACCAGTGGGTTATGGGTTGTCTGTGGGAGTACGGTTGTACCTATTTCGTTGGATAGTATTTCAACAGATGAGCAGTCGGGGCAACGCTGTACAGCGACGTTTACCGTACCAGATAACGTGGTGTATCTACTCCAAGAGGATGAAGAGGTACAGATATGGGCTGATGGAGTGCTAAAATTTTCTGGCTTTATTGAGAGCATTGACATGAACAGGCTCATGCCTTCAGTCACGCGCTTACATACAATCACGTGTAAGGATTGGCGGTATGTTGCCGATAAGCGTATCTTTACAAGCAAAAATTTTTCAGGGGTACAGGCAGGGGATGCAGCAGATTTTATTTTGACGAATTATCTGGTGCCTGAAGGGGTCACTGGTTCGTACTCGTCAGATCATGCATATGACCAGCCCAGTTTTTCTAACGCTGTTATGAACAATGTTGATGCGTCAAGTGGGACGTTACAGTTAGCTCTCGCTGGGGTTGAAAAAGATGTCGTTGAAAATTCAGCAAACCAGTGGGGTACAGGCACCAGTACGAACTTGATAACGAACCAGCCACGGTTAACACTCAATCAATATGGTGCGCTCAAGTTTACAGGCCAGTGCCAGTTAGCAGCCACAGCGCATCTGTACGCCTACTGGAAATTCCAAGCTGCAAATTCAGCAACATTGGCTTCTGGTGATTATATTGAATATTCGATCTGGATTAGCAGCACCAGCGCAAAGATCATGGGGTGTGTGGATTTTCAGGCATACCCGTCCTGGTACATGTTTTCAAGTAGTGCTGCTGGTGGCTATACAGCCCTAGATCAGAATGGTATCGGAGTTGGCCCGAATGTCGATCTCACAGGCTTTGCGAATGACCAGTGGTACTACCGTAAGATTGCTGTGCCAAGTCAGCTAATCGGTGGTGGTGGTGTGTTATCATCTGCCTATCTTGTGGTGGATAGCAATACGTCGGGCAATTATACGTTCTATGTGAGGAACATCAATCTACGCTCAAGTAGTGGTACACTCAAGACAACGTTCTACAGTAGCGGAGTCCCGCAAGCTGCTGCTTTACAGCGTAGTGCTGGCTTTAAGAATGTTGCGGTGACGCCTGTACAGGTATGTGAAACGACGGGGCAACGGGTCAGTCCTGTCTATGATATATCCACCGTGGGCATTGCGAAAGCATCCTATGTGTCGTGGCAGCAAGAACAGATCAATAGTACGACGGGCGTCTATGCGACGCAGGGGTCATCGTCGCAGCCACCTGTACTCATTGAGTCTTCTATAGATGGCGGGGCATCGTGGCAGACGTGTACGAACCACGCACCGATACCGAACATTATACCTGGGATGAGCATGGCGAGCCGTACGCTTACGCTTCGTCAAACACTCGCGGCTGCTGGCCCTAGTCCAGAAATTTTTCCGTACCTGGATGGCTGTGAGGTTGCAGTTAATCCCAGTTATCAATCGCCTGGGAAGCAAGATCAGTTTCGTGCTGAGGTAGGCAGTACACTCAATACGGGGACGTTAACACAGCTTCAATATACGTCTGGTGTGGGATTGCAGTTGCAGGGAACCTATTTCGCCTGGGATAACGTGCTGGGCGGGGATATCACAGCAAACCAGACTACGTGGGGTGCTGGTACTCCGTCTGCGACTGGCTGGTTTCGTGCGTTGTCATTAAGAACAGCAGGTAGTACCGACATTCGCCAGCAGCTTACGAATATACCGAACACGCAGAACTTCAGACTTGAAATGGACGTGTTGTTTGACGACCCAGTAGATCAGCAAAACGTGGTGCAATGTGGGATTGTCTACAGAACGACCTACTGGGGCAATGCCAATAATACGTTCGGCTATTCGATGCTGCTCACGCATAATGGCACTAGCCCACCGACAGGGCAGGAGGGGCAAGTACAGTTTGGGCGGGGGAGCAATAGTAGCTCTGGAAGTTATACGGGTATTGCGACTGGGACATTTGCGCATACGACGGGGGACTGGCATCGCATGGTGCTTGTGGTGAATGGCAATAGCCATATCTGCTATATAGATGATGTGCAGGTGATTGCCGCAACCGATAGTACCTATTCAGCAGCAGGCGGTATCGGGTGCCGTTTCTGGAATGGAGATACAACAGCCAGGCATAGTGGCTATTTTGATAACTTTGGTCTGCAAAATTTTAATACTGGCACCCGCGTCTCGCCTGCACAGAACTTGGACGGCATATCCACTGTCTTAAACAGTTTTATCGACTGGGATGCAGATGTACCGAAGAGTACAACGCTCAAGATGGAAGTGAGTACCGATGGAGGTACGACCTACGTCGATTGCACATCTACGAAAGGGCAGGCTATTCCGAACTTGCAGGGTGCGAATGTGCTGAGTAAAACATTGCTAACGCGGCTCACATTGACCAGCCAGAATAGTAACGCAACACCTGTGGTCAGGGGCATTTACTGGAATGTGGTGGGGGTATATAGTGCGTCGGGGTATCGGCAATCGTATGGCATTGCGGAACAGTCGTCGATGCGGGCTGGGTCAAGTTCGTTTACCTGGAATGCAGTGACGACCGACTATACGAGTGTGGCTGGATATACCTCGCTGGATAATCAGAGTTGGACGCCTCAGCATAGTGGCGATAGCATTGCAGGTATCAATACGCAGACGACTCCGATACAAGATAGTTATTATGACCCAACGACAGTCAGCAATTATGGGCAGGCTATCTATTCAGGAGGTCAGGGCGCAAGTTGGGTGATTAGCAATGGGTCACTCACAGCTACAGGTGGAACTGATAGCTTGTATATCTGGCGGCTCTTGCTGGGTGTCGATCAGCATATTGAGGTAGTGCTATCGCAGGCAGACCAGGGCGGTCTGCTTATCAAGTACATCGACGAAAATGATAACTACCGCCTAAATATTTACGATGATACATCGTCGGTCACTGGCAAAAGACAGACCATGAGCCTGACGAAGCGTGCGAACTCACTTGAGACCACGCTTATTGCGACCATGCCCATTAGCTTTGTGCGTGGGAGCTATCATTGTGTCAAAGTGCATTGCATGGCGGGTGTACTGACAATTTATTGGGATGGTGTCATAGTGGGAACGTACACTGACACGACACCGTTCTTGCAGGCTGCGGCCTTTGGGTTCTACCAGAATGGCCCAGGTGCAGCTATGTATAGTAGCCTGTATGGGTATATATATGGTGACGATACCACGAATATAGATGTATTCACGCGGTTAATCTTAACATCGACCAACCCGACTGCGACGCCTATTGTGACTGATATGGCTGCAACCGTGCGGAGTGCTGATATTGTGTCTGGAAAATTTATTTCGTCCACGAACTACCAGAATACGCAAAAAGTTTCTGCGTGTTTGGATGATTTGGCTACGCAAAGTAACTGCTGGTGGAAGATCGGCAATAAGGGTAGCGAGCTAGGAAAATTTTATTTTCTATATCGCACATCGCAAAACGCAAACTGGCCGCTTCAGACCTCAGATGTGCTGGATGCGCCGCTTCCCAAGCTCAGTCAGAATAATCCGAAGTATCGCAATCGGCAATACATCACTGGGGCTGCGCAGTCGGTGGTTGTGCCTGAAAGCAAGCAGGGTGACGGTGTGACGCAATCGTGGGCATTGGCCTATAATGTGCAAAGTGTGGTGGGGGTAAATGTGAATGGTCAGGTGAAGTCCTTTGGTATTCAGGGGCAGGATACTGGGAAGGATTTTTATTTTACGCAGAATGGCACGACGTTTTCACAGGACACGCAGAAGGTGCCTTTGTCTACTGCTGAGACGGTCAATGTTACCTATGTTGGTCTTGAGCCATATACAGCTACCTATCAGGATACGAACCAGCAGGCCATGCTACAGCAGTTAGATGGCACGACAGGGATTGTTGAAGAGACGGAAGCCTTACCTGGGTACGTGAGTGGAAATTCTGTTGGTGGCGATACTAAAGCGGCGGCTGATGCGTTAGCACAGGCCAGGGTAGTGCAGTATGGCACCATACAATCGACGGGGCAGAGGGCGCGGGATTGGGCATTTACGACAACACGTACGGGGTTAGAGGTTGGGAAAATGCTGAATATTTATGTACCTGAGATGGGCATTAACGACGGGAATTTTTTTATCTATAGTATGAAGACACATGTTAAGCAACAGTCCGATGGTTCTTTATTTTATCTTTATGATGTGCAATGTACAGAAGGAGCCGTGATAGGTACTTGGGCAAAGTTGTTTGCCGTTAATCCGTAGGGTATACTTAGGATAACAGTTATCAGGTGGGACAGAACAGGATAATCTTGTGGTAGATTATACGACTGCGCCCACGATGCAAGGAAATTCAGGCACCGACGCATCTGTGACATGGACGACAACAATTGCGTTTGGTGGTTCAGGTGGAGCGAATGAGTGGCGGTGGGCATCCACAGGTTTAGGTGGTGCTGCAATCGCGTCAGCAGCCTGGCCGAATGTGATTAAACCAGCTTCAGTACAGACCGTAGGTGAGTTGTGGGCTTGCACTGGTGATGCTGTGTGCGTGAAGATGAACTACGCGGGGGATAACACGCACCCGCAACAGGGTCGCTTCAGTTTTGATGCTACAGGCTCACCAGCTTCGCAAATGCAGGTGTCAGCATTTCAGGACACGGCGGATACCACGCCTGTTCCTGGGACACAGGTTGCCAATAGCACGAATGGGCAGAATATTGTGAATGGGCAAACTGTTGATACCAGCAACACTAGCTACTTGAAGGGTCAGGTATTTGGCTGTGGCTTTCCAGCAGCAGGTGCGCAGGAAACACCAGCAACGGTGACGGGTGCGTTTGGTGGCACACCGTCAGCTACGTCAGGGACAGCAGGTGCGGTAACGGCTGGTGCTGCTGCATGGTTGACGAACTGGCAGTCGTTTCAAGGGTGGATACAATACGCCCAGGGAACGGCCACGCCGAAGGTGCTGACTGCGTTCTACTGGTACTGGGCATTAATCATGTATGTGGGGCCGAACATGCAAACGGGCAATATGATTTTCTGCCCCCTGACGTTGCAGTATACCTGGACATGACGTGAAATGAGGGACGGAGTTGCCAGCTACTCTTTGCCCTGTGCCTAACAAAGAAACGTCCCTCACTACTCTGTATGCAAGATAGAAAGAATGTGATGCATATGCTGCGTCAGATTGCATATTTACGCGAGTCTGACATTGCGCTATGGCTGGATGATGTCGCACGTGAATGCTACCTTATTCAAGGGCAGAATGAACCAGTGATTGTCTCTGAAGCAGCACTGTGGGCAATGACGGACTATCTAAAGACACACGTGGGTACGCCATTTTCTGTGCATGTTGATGAAGATGGGACTATCCATGAATATACGCAACAGGATTAGGTATGCCAAATTTTATTGCAAGTATGAATGGCTCACATATCGGGAAATTTTTTGACTTTCCCTATTGGGCGGTGAAGCTGCGTGAGCCTGAGCAATGGCTCTCTGAAGTTGACAACAAGCAATTTGAACTGTCCTCGCTGGTGCCGTTTATGAACAGGCAGCGTAAGAATACCTTTGACTGGACGCTGGATTTAATCACGACAGGCGATATTTTACGCATCGAAGAATTGTGGCTCTTTTGCCCTCGGACGCCACTTGCGCCGCAAGGTTCGACGGGTGTACTACGGTTCACAAAAGATGACGCGGGAACAGCGTTTCATTTTAATATCACGAACATGACCCAGTTTGAGCGAGCCGATCATAAGATTATTGGCAAGGTCATTAATCGTGAAGATGGGACATGCATTTGTTATGTGTGGGACGACTTTGAAAAAAAGATGACGAACCCGCATTTGACGAATGTCAATAATTTTCAATCATGGACGGCCAGAGTTGCTGGCCCTGGTATGTTACATAAAGAGGTCATAGGGCTGCGCCTATAAGAAGAGAGGCAGCCTATGGCTAATCTTGGCACATCTACAGCCTCATATGCAACGCGGCAACAGACAGGACAGACCGTCTTTATATGGCAAGACGGCACGGCGGCTGTCTTATGGTCGAATGGTAGTAATCAACTCTTTAGCTATAGTGCCGCTCCCTATTCCACCTGGACAAATATCACTATTGTTACAGGTCAGCAAATGGCACTGGCTGGCTATATGGATGCCAATGGCAATATTAACGTTGTTACAGGCACCGCATCTACAGCCAAACCGCAATACTACCCGTTTACTCGTACCTCTAACCCTGCTGGCGGTTCTGCATGGACACTTGGTACACCAGTCCTCATTGATGGTAGTAACAACTGTTTAACAAGTGCTGTTGGCAACGTTGCAAACTATGCAGGACAAGACCCTCTTGGA